TAATGTAGATTTTAAGGTATTGCTTACCTTATTATAATCATAGTTATAAATGCCAGCTTTATGATTTTGTAAAAACTTTTTTTTACGTTCTTCGCATTTATTAGGATTATTTTCAGCAAATTTAATTCTAGCGGCTGCATATGCATGACTAGTAACCCGGTATCCATTATATCCTTTTCTAGTTTTTGACATCCACCATAATGCATATACCATTTTTTTATAAAATATAGGTGTATCTTTGTATATTTTAACTAATAATAAATGACATATAAAATGTTCACGTGTAGATAATAATACTGTATTTTCTTTACTATTGTTGCCGCCACAGCTACGTGGTATTATATGGTGCTTTTCTAACTGTATATTTTTAGTTCTATTTTTTAATTGTGCTATATTAATTATATCGTTATATATTTTTAAATAATTCATAGTATTCTCCTCTAGAATTATTTATCATTATTACCTCGATATCAATCAATCATTGTTTTTTTCTGATTTTAACCATGTGCTGGGATGAAACTGCAAATGGTTGCATATCAGTCTCGATATCGAACCAAGCTACATTTAGCTTTGGTGAATCTTGGTTTTGGTATTGCTCACTTAAACAGACGAATACTGGATTCATGTCTGCTTCAAACAATTGTTTATTACTATTGATAGACATTTCTTTACGAAAGTCTTTTGTTGATTTACATACTACCTTAGAAACAGGTGTATCGTATATTGATCGGTATTTTCCTTTTGGGTCAGAGTAATAAAAGGTATGTTTTACTGGGTATTCTCTAAATTCCCGTTTACCATTAACTCTTTCTACAACTTTGATATAATCGCTATCACGATCAAAAATTGCATCTATATAACTCATACTGAATCCCCCCATAGAGAGGCTTCATCTTCACCACGTTGTTTTGCTATATCTTCTGATAGCATTTCTTCAATTTTGCATGAACATCTAGCTTCACAATCGTGTAGTGATGGACATGTCTCACAAACTTCAAAATCGAAGTCTTCATTAATTTCCATATTATATTCTCCATTTATGATTTCCGGCTCATAAGCACCAACAATGCAGGTGGGAATTATCCCACCTGCTATAACTATTATTAGATTTTTTGTGTAATATCCAAGATAGCTTCGACTTCTTGCCAATCTTCATTATGATTGGTCCAATCGCCTTTATATGCAATTTTGATTGCTTTATTGATAATTGCAGGTTTGATATCTAATTCTTCTGCAATTGATTTGACTGTATCCTTTAAGCTTTCTCTTAGATCATCGATTTCACGCATGACTGTACCACCTTCGTTAATCAATTTTTCTAATTTAGCTTTTTCTTCTGGACCGTATGCTCTACTCATTTTATTTCCTTATATTGAGTTGTTTAAAAAATATATTATACAATAAGTTGCTTGTTTTGTCAAGCAGTTAAAAGAAAATGGCGGGATAAACCCGCCATCATTGACGTTGTAAATTTATTTACTTTCGATGTCGGCTAATAAATCACGTAATGACGCGATTGATTCAGCTACTGATTTTGGATATTTAGCATTATATGCATCTTGATCTGATTTTGCACTTGCTTGTGCATCCGCTGCTTTCTTTTTCAAATCATCGATATTTGCCTGTACGGGGTCAACACCGCCTGTTTTAATTTTTGCTAGATCTGATTGCATTGTTGCATTTTGATCTGCTGAAATTTTATGCCAATCATCAGCTGCTGCTTGTGTTTCTGGACCCCAAATACCATCAATTTTCAAATTAGAACCAGTCAATGCATTTAACATTTCTTGTTTTTTCATAATATCTGGATCTCCACGTTTTCCGTGTGGACCAGGCTCTGGATATGGAGCAGGTGGAATAGGGTTGTTGTTTAATCTACCTAATCCATATCCAAGCCCGAACCCAGCAATACCAGCGATCAATGCTGCTTTACCTGGGTTTTGTTTCAACCAATTTGCAACACCCATTTTTTGAATAGCTTGTTTTTCAGCTGATGCAAGCTTTGGACTACTCAACGCACTTTGTGATAATTTTTGTAATTCTTTAGGACCTAATGCAGACACCTTTTTTTCAACATCTCTAAATACAGCATCCGATGCCCCACCAGAAATACCAGAAGGAATGCCGCCAGATTTGCCAGCGCCACCTACAAATTCTCCACCAGCCCCGCTGGTACCTAATGCACCACCTGGTCTTTTTGCAAGAGCCCCACCTACATCATCCATTCCTCCACCGATACCACCAGCACCGCCACCGATACCACCAGTACCGCCCCCTGATAATCCACCTGCATTTTTTGCTGCTGGCAAACCTGGTGCTTTGTATACTGCTGGAGCACCTGCTGGTGGTTTAATTTTACCAAATCCACTAGCAATATCATCTGCTGCTTTACCAGCAGCATTTAATGCCTTGCCCCAAGGAACAATAGCTTCATCTAAATTTTTACTTTCGATTGCTGTTAATACATCACGTAATGCGGCAATATCTTCAGCTATAGTAGTTGTTTTTTTCATAATTTTTCCTTTCGATTCAGCTAATCCTGCAGCTGTATAAGTTTCTGGCCCAGGAATACCATCTGCGTTGATACCATTCTGTTGCTGCCATGATTTTAATTTTGTTTTAGTTTCTGGACCAAGTATACCATCTGGTTTAGCTCCAATTATTGATTGTAATTTTGCTAATTGATTGATGGGTTGCGATGGTTGGTTTGCAAGTGCGGTAGTATCATGCTGACCTTTAATAGCACCAACTGCAGCGGTAGTACCTAAATTTATTCCAGCCATCGCTGCAAATTTACCAAGTTTTCCAAGATTTTTAGCACCAGCTATTGCTGCACCACCTGGTACTGGAGCGGCAACCGAACCAGCGATATCTCCAGCCATGTATGCATATGGATTTCTTTCTTCAGCAGCTTTATTAGCAGCAATTGCCTTTTCTAATTCCGCTTCATAAGGTGTTCCATTAAATTTTGATCTAAGAAATGCTATTAAGTTTTCACTAGTTCCAAAACTAGCACCATGAACTGCCCCTCTAGCAAAATCACCAGCATCTTGACCAAAATCTTGAAATGAATATTCATCTAATGCTTGTTCATATCCAAAACTTTCAATTAATTCTTTTGAACTAAACTGTTTCATTATTTCCCCTTTGGTACACAATTAGGAACGGTTTTTTTACCTTTCTTCTTCATACCAACCTGTTTATAATCTTTCCAACATGATTCATTAGTTGGTTCTGGTAATAGTTTTTGTTCACCAACAATTGCATCATAGTGATCCATTGTTAACGTATCACCTTCTTCACTAAATTGAATTAGTTTCTCAGTGACATTATGTAAATCCATATCAGTTTTTGCATCTTCACGAGAATATTCTAATAAACGAATTAGTAATGGAATATCCATTTTTACTACATCTTTAGGATTTTCCATTTCTTCCATTGGTATATTATCTTGTACGCCTGGACCAACTCCACCAGTGAATCCTGGTGTATGACCTGGTATTGCTGATTCTTTCATTTGAACACGTTCTGCAATGATCTTAGCATATTGATTAATTAATTGTCGCTTTTCAACTTTTTCTTGTTGAAAAGCTTCTTCTGCTTCAGCAAAATATTGTTTTAATAATGAAGGTTGCTTTTCTTCTTTTACAACTGGTTCTGAATAGTGTTGCATAGCCATTTGAACTGGGAGGCTAACCTTGTGTGGATTAGCCCCTTCATTAATAATACCCATGAATTTTTTCATGTCATTTGAACCTTCTACTGGTTTAGCGGCAGTACCATCTAGTGCCTGTAGAATTTTTCTCATATCCATTACTTTAATCCGCTCAACATTTTGATAGCAGCCAACTCAGTTGATTCATTAATAGATTCTTTAGTTGCTTTTTCTGCTTTGTTTAATGCCCGTTCTTTTCTTGCTTTGGCTTGTTGCCACTCTTGACCAGCTTTCTTAATCCCTGCATTATCACCGGCTTCATCAGCTGCATCCGTTGCTGTTTCAGCATCTTTCATTTTATTAGTTTGGCGATGTGCAACACCTTTATAACCTTTTTCAGAAAATGGACTTTTCTTTTCCCACGGTTTTAGATCTAATTCATCTAATTGTTGATCTTCTGCATAAACGCCTTCACCAAATGCCATTTCAACGTCTTCTTTGATATTTTTCCACATAGCTGCAGCGGCAATTCGTTTACCTTTTTCACCACCACCCGCTTTTTTAGCTACTTTATCAAAGTTTTTACCAGGTTTGCCAATATCTTTACCTGCTTTTGCATCTTTAACAAATTTAGATTTTTTAGCTTTAGATAATCCAGCACTCGGTTTAGATTCTTCCATTTTATCAACTGCGGTAGAAATACCACGAGTACGATTTACTACTTTACGGCCTAACTCTGCTTGCTTTTTAGATGAATCGGTTTTAGCTAATTTAGTTGATTTATCAACTAAATCCTGTGATGCAGCTTTTGTATATGATTTCAAGGTGCTTTTATCCAATTCATCAAGTTGTTTTTCTTTTCCTTTTTTAGCAGTGCTTTTTTTATAAGCAGCTTTTGCATCATCTTCCTCATCTGCTGGGTCGAAACCTGGGTCATCATTGTCATAATGTTTTACACGTGGTCTACTATGAAATGAATCTTCATAGTCCCAATCTGAATCATAAGAATGTCGAGATTCGCCAAATTGTTTGGCAGATGTTTTACCTTCTGATAATTTTTGAGCTTGTGCAATTTTAAGAGAGCGAACCATTGTTCTGGCTTCATTCAATTTATTTTGAATGATTGCTTTTTGACTTTCAGTATACATGTCGCTGCTTTCTAATTTAGCACCATATTCACTAATTTTCATTTCATATTCTAAGTAGTGATAAACTGAGGCAATATAATCAGCAGCTTTAGTAATTTTGGCTTGTACCCACGCTTCTAATTGTTGATTATCTTCAATTTTTTTGAATAATTTGTAGCTGTAATTTGATAATTTAAACAAATCAGCCTTAGCCATTGCACCTTCTTGATCAACCTCACCATTTGGTAATGTTCCTTGAGTAGCCACAGGGCTTGCATTATGCATTTCAGCACCAGGTAATTGGAATTCATCCAATTGTGTTTGCTGAGTAGATTTTGATTCCGGTTTCATATTTAACTCCAATATCTTGTATTTATCTTCTTTTGATGCTTCCGCCTGTCATTAAGTTAGCATTTTGATCTAACGCATTAACTACAGTGCCATCTTTATTCTTTTTTTGGTTAGGACCTTTATTTGGATATACAGCACCAACACCTACATTTGCTGCACTTGTTGCACCAGCGGTTGCAGTTTCTTTGATTATTTCATATATTTTCATCAGTTATTCCTTCCAAACCAATGTTCAAACCATTCATCGGTCCCAGGTTTTATTCCTTGTTCTCTTGCAATTCTTCCTTTATCACTACCAACAATCACAGGTTTTTGTGAATTAATGTAGTTAGCAAGTGCGTGTTCGCTACCTAATCCACCCATCATTGCTACTTTTTTAAGTTCATGAATTGGATCATCTGGTGCTAAGTAGCAATCATCTTCACTCGGTGGACATAGATCAGCTGTTGTAATTCTAATCTGCCTCATTAAATACCATACTTATTTCGTTTGGCAGGTGAAATTGCACTGAGTTTATTGACATCAGGTTTTTCTGCACTTTTATTAGATGTAAGATTTTTCAAATGGCCAACATCAGCTTGTTGAGCTGCATATTGCACCATTTTTCGTTCTTCATCGGTATATGTAGTAATTAATGGATCTCCACCAATATCATTTACTGCTTTAGTTGGATATTCTGGTGCGCCAGCGAGTGCTATTCCAAATCTCCAGCTTTTGTAAGCATCACCAGCATTGTTATTTGCGTCTGGGGTTGTAATGGCACCTTTAATACTAGCTTTTGCTGCATCCCCAAGTGGATGAATGCCACCTTCTGTTAATGTATTATACATGTCAAATAATGCTTCTTCCAAGTGAAATGCATCAAGATTTTTTTGAGGAGTTTTTTTATTGACATCTTTAGTACTGTTTTGGTTAGTTATAATACCAACCCCAGCACATTCTTCAACATCGACATCTTCATTCCTTGTACGACCCTTGAAATTTCTACCACGAGATTTCAAATGATTCCATGGATTATCACCTTGTCCTCGACCACTTCTTTTTCCAACATTATGCCTTGAAAACATTTTTAATTCTTCATCGGTCATTTGGTCTGGTTCACCACATTCGGCTTTAACTTTATTATGTTTATATGGGCGTAAATCATCAATGGTAGTTACAATGTGTTGTAGAGATGGTTCTTTAATGATTACCCCAACATCTTCACGGTGTTTTATATACGCAATTTTACCAACACCTTGATAATGTTTAACTAAAACCAGATCACCCACTGCGTATCTTGGAATTTGTGGGTATCCACCACCAAAGTCTCCTTTGTTTAATATTTCGCCATTATTCTTAAGAATGTCATATAAATTTTCTAGTAATACTTTTGGGGTCAATTTATCTTTATCACTCATTTTGTTATCCTTAACTAACTAATAAATTCTTCAACTAAATTGAAGAATTTAAATACTCTATTATTTATGCTAATTTCGGTATCAGCGGAAATACCTGCAGCTTCACTAAATAATTCTTTATCGCCAGTCTTTACTGCATCACGTAATGTAGTTGCAGAACTTAATCTTGGAGTTTCTTCTTGAATAATAGAATCAAATTTAAAATATCCATGAGTACTTTTAACACCATTATATTTTTCTAACGATTTAGCTAGCCAGTCTTCATCAGTACATACTTTTAATTGAATATGTTCACCAAATGTTTCATAGATCTTAGATGCTAATGTGAACAGATTTTGTTCAGGAATGATATGGTCAGCTACATTAGGTAATATAGTTTCCATCACTTTTAATTTTACATCGAAAGGTAATGGATCTTTAGGTCCAATAGTATTAGGATTAGTGCCAATAAAGAAGTTGTCGGATTGTGCTGCAATCTTCCAAGATTCTTTATGGCCTTTATGTGGTGGATTATATCGGCCAAAACAAATTCCTATGGTGTCCATTTATGCCTCGGCACTAATTTAATATTTCCAAATTGTTTGTTATCATCAGAATATCTTACCCATCCTTCTGGGTTATATGCTTTAACATCACAATCATGATTTTCAAGTTCTTCGATAATTTGATTTTTGATATCACGTATAGTATATATTAATCTAAACGTATCATTATACGCTTCCTGGTTGGAGTATATTCTATTCATAATTTTAGACAGTTGAGATCCACTGATCCTAAATTGTCCATTACTTAACCAACCATAAAATGATACAAGTAGATCATATTTCATTTTAGCATTAATATATTTGTAGATATACTCACGTAATTCACTGACACCGGTGATGGGTTTTAAAAATTCATCAAGATGATCACACATGTCGATCATGTCAAGTATTGTGTCTTCTGTTAATCGATATTGTATATCAACTTTAGAATAATATGGATTGAGTACTATCACTTCATCAGTTGTATTGAAAATATCAAAATTATCTAATGGAAGTTGTTGATCATCTTTCAATCCAAATGCATCAAAATAAGCATGTCCTGCTAATAGAATATTAGAGTTTTCTAATCGTTTTCCTAGTGCAGTATCTTTATTAACTGTATAACCGGTGTGATTAGGATAAAAATTATATTCGTTATTAGCTAACGGTGGTTTATTCCAATATAAAAGATCAGCATAGACAAATCCAACGAAGTCTTTTGGTGTAGCGGCATCTAATAATGGAAATAACTTGCCAAACTTATTAGCATGTTCCTTACGTTGTTCTGATACATTTATACGATCTTTACCAGACTGATTAACTATAAAGTCATATAGTTCTTCCGGCGATGTAGATTTACTACCACGTGCCCATCCGTTATGCCCAGTCATAATAAGTGGTCCATTTACAGTTTCTCTTCCCCAGTATACCTGTAATCCTCCATCCCATTTCATTCTAACCGAGCTAGAATCATTACAAATTTCTTGGATATGTTGAATAGCTTCTTTTACACCATCAGACCCATAGAAGAAAACTAAATCTTCTAAGTGATTAAACGCTCTTCCGAGTTTTTTCATTGGAAATATGTTTGTTTTATGTGTTGATATTTAATAGGGTTATGTTTTACTGCTTCTAATAATCTAGATGGAGAACGCATATCATATTCAGTTGCATTAGGGCTGATAATAATTTTAGCAATTTCATCCGGGTTTTTAGTTATTAGTTCTCTAGTATTACGATAGAGTAAACCACCAAATGGGCTAATCATAAAATTATCTGAGGTTAGATTAGCTAAATCACACCATATACTAACAATGGTTTTGCCTTTAACATCTGATGAATCATATACATGATCATGTAAATGTGCTATTTTACTAGCATCATTTACCGTTGTCAAATCTACTTGTACAATATCATTACCAAGCGGTATCCCGACATGTACATTAACTCCTGATCTAGTTGATTCTAACCCTTGATTAATGAAAAATTCTTGTAATAGTTTTCTGCTTTCTAATAGATTACCAGCTCGATGTGATGGTAGGATTGATAGTAGTTCATCAGCATCGATGAAGAAGTCTACATCTCCGCTGATTTCTTTTTTTCCGGCACTACCAAATGGATATATTGTTAACCCTGTTGGTAATATTGATTGGATGTTAGTTAATAATTGTTGATAATCTTGTTTTTTTATTGGTTTAGCACTTTTAATTGCATTTCCACTCATTTATACCGACCATCATTAATATGTTGACAGATCTCTTCTTGTAATTTATCACATGTTTCTTTGATTATTTTCTCATCTAACTCATGTGGTAATTCTCGAATTGAATATTCTTTCGTGTACATTTTATAACATTCACGAATTGCTTTTTCAAACATTGAAGATTTAGGTCGTTTTTTTGACTCGATGATATCAATACATTTTGCTATAATTGGATACAGATGACGGCGGTATGCTTCATCATCGTTATTCATATAAAACATAAGGTCTTCAGTTAAATCATAATTCAACTCACGTTTACCATCATCACCGACTTCTTTAACAAAGTCTAAATCTTTAAAGTTTTTTCCTTCTAATAATTCTATAATACGCATATTTAAGCCCAGTTAATAATAAGTATTTATCGATTAACTGGGCTATCATGATTAATCGATGACTACTGGGTCATCGATTGCCACTGATTCTGGGTTTTTAACTACCTTTGGTTTAGAAGTCAAGACAATTTTATCATCTACAATTGCAATAGTCAATGTACCACCGTGTTTTAAATCACCGAATAGCATCAATTTAGCTAAATCACGTTTAATTTCTTTATCAATTACACGTTGTAATGGTCTAGCACCCATTTTAGGATCAAACCCTTTTTCAATCAACCAATTAACGGCATCTTTAGTGATTTTAATACGGATTGATTTATCTTTAACCTGTGTACGTAATTCATCAATAAATTTATTAACAACCAGTGTCATTGCATCTTTACCAAGCTTATTAAATGTAATAATACCATCTAATCGATTACGGAATTCTGGTGATAAGAATTTTTTCAAATCGGCATCAGAATAATCTTTTTCTTGCTTACCAAACCCTATTGCATTTTTTTCTGCAGATTGAGCACCAGCATTGGTTGTTAAGATTAATACGACATTTCTACAATCTGCCCGTTTACCATTCGAACCGGTGATGAATCCATTGTCCATTACTTGTAATAAGACAGTTGCGACATCTGGATGTGCTTTTTCAATTTCATCCAATAACAGTACAGCATTTGGATTTTCTTGAATTTGTGTAATCAATAAGCCTGCATTTTCTTCAAATCCAACATAACCTGGAGGTGAACCGATCAGTTTACTGATGCTATGTTTTTCTTGATATTCTGACATATCAAATCTTAATAACTTAGAACCAAGGTGTTTAGCCAATGCTTTAGCGGTTTCAGTTTTACCACAACCAGTTGGGCCCATGAATACAAATGAACCAATAGGTTTATTTTCTGGTTTTAATCCAGCTTGTGCCACCATTATTTTATCAACAACTTCGGTTAATGCTGCATCTTGTCCATAAACTTCTGCTTCTAATTTTTCTTGTAATGATGCAATATTATTGCTTTCAGTTTCCATGATCTGTTCTTCTGGAAGATTGATCATTTTAGCAAGTTCGAATTGAATTTCACGTTCCGCAACAATACGTTCATCAGCTAGGTTCAAGTTAAAACGAGAACATGCTACGTCAATAAGATCAATCGCTTTATCTGGAAGTTTTTTATCAGCTTGATATTTTACTGATAATTTGACTGCTGCTTGCAATGCATCTTCTTTGATTTTAACATCATGATGTTTTTCGTAGTATTTTTTCAAACCTTTCAAGATTTTCAATGTCATTTCTTGAGTTGGTTCATCTACGGTAATACGTTGAAATCTACGCATTAAGGCACGATCTTTTTCGAAGTGTTTACGGTATTCATCCCAAGTAGTAGATGCAATAACTTTGATATTACCTTTACTTAATGCAGGTTTCATCATATTGGCTAAGTCATTAGCTGAATTATTACCTGCGCCAGCCCCACTGATCATATGAGCTTCATCGATGAAAAGGACAGTCTTTCCTTTCTTTTCAAGACCTTTTAAAACTTGTTTAAAACGTTCTTCAAAATCACCACGATATTTAGAACCCGCCAACATTGCAGAAATATCAAGATTATATACAGTATAATCTTTTAAGAAGTCTGGTACTCCACCTTTAGTGATGTTGTATGCCAACCCTTCTGCAATTGCTGTTTTACCAACCCCTGGATCACCAACTAAGATTACATTATTTTTAGAACGACGACCTAATGCTAATGCAATGTTTTCAAGTTCATCAACTCGACCGATAACTGGATCGATTTTACCATTCGTAACTTCTTCATTCAAGTTGGTTGTATAGGCTTGTAATGCTTTTGTTGAACGCGGGTCACTATCTGAAGGTGGTGTGTTTTCTTCATCAGAATCGCTGTTCATATTCAAATAATCAGCAAATTTATCTTTTTCAATACCAGCTTGTGAAATGTAATAAAATGCCCAACTGCGTTTTTCATTTAACATCATTAAAAAAGCATCTGTAATTTCAACTTTCTGCCGGTTGTTGAAAATAACTTGCGTGAATGATTTATTTAATAACCGTTCAAATGCTGCGGTTTTCTTTGGTTGTGACACCATATCAGATACAGTAATATCTTTACATTTATTATTCAAATGATCTAATACTGCACCTTTAAGTTTAGATGCATTAGAGCCATATGCATTAATAGTATCACTAAATGCAGTGTTAGTTAGCATTGCATATAATACATGCTCTATAGTTATATATTCATGATGAAGTTTTTTTGCGGCATCGGATGCTTTAGAAAGTACTTCTTCAAAATCAGAGCTTGGTTCTACCATTTTATTTTCCTATTGTTGTTGATTATTAATATCTTTCAATATTTCTTTCAGTTTATTAGTTAACACTGGATTCGATATAGCCGGTGTTTTAATTTTAATTACAGATATGAATCTACCACGTTGACCAGTCCGTATATTTTTAAATCCACCATGTTGTTTAGCGTATTCAACTCCAGTTTCTACCCCTGCTCTTATATCTAAGAACATTGTTTCACCTGTTATTGACTTTACTTCCTTTCTACATCCAATCATTGCTTCAATTGGGTTGATTTCAACTGTAGTATATAGGTCATTTCCAATTCTGTCAAATTTATCGTCTTTATCAACGAAAATGGTAACATGTAAATCACCGCGTTGAATATGCGGGAAGGAATCGTCACCTAACCCTCTATACTTAATAGTATCACCATGTTCAACCCCTGCAGGAACATCAATTACTACAGTTTGTGGTTTACCACTTGGTAATGTATATTTGGCTTCTAATTGCTTGCCAGTATATGAATCGGTAAATGAGACTTTACAATTTAAGTTTAAATCACGATTTCGATTCATATGTCTTCTACCAAAGATATCACCGAATGGATTATTGCCACCAAAATGATGTCCAAAAATGTCATTAAAATCGAAGTCATGTTGATAATGTTGTGACCGTCCTCCAAATGCAAGCATTTGGTCATATTCTTCACGTTTTTGAGCATCACCAATTGTATCGTATGCAACGGAAATCTCTTTGAATTTTGATTCGTTTCCGCCTTTATCAGGGTGGTGTTTATTGGCTAGTTTTTTATAAGCTTTTTTAATTTCTTCTTGAGTGGCATTTTTATCAACGCCTAATGTTGTATAGTGGTCAGTCATAATAAAAACAGGTTATGTAAAAAAATAATATTTATTATATCATTTAAAACATAACCTGTCAATCTTTATTACTTATTTTTTTGCGTCTGGGATTTTTGTCCCTTCATATTTTCTGTGTTTTTTCTTAGCCGGTTTTTCATCAGCTTTCTTTTCTTCTACTTTCTTTTCTTCTACTTTCTTTTCAACTACTGGTACGCAAGCATGTTCAGCAAATACTGGTGATGCAATTGAAAGAGCGATTAATAGTGCTAATACTTTCATATTTTCTCCTTATAAAATTGGATCTTCTGGTTGTGGAACTAACTTACCAAATTTACTTTCCCCTACTGGTTGAGGAGCAAATCCTTGAACTGGTGGAGGAGGGAAACCCGGTGTTGCTCCAAATGCAGGTTGAACTGGCATAGGTACTGGTGCTACTTGTACTTGTGCAGGTTGTTGAGGAATAAAATTGCTCAAACTCGGTAATGACGGTGCTTCCACGCCATTAATTTTTTCTTGAGTTCTACCATGTGCTGTAATACCTAATACAACACCCATTGCAATATGATACAATCCACCGCCTTGCAAAGTCAATGGTTGCCACATATCTAAATGTTGCCCTGGATTATAGTATTGTAACACATTATAAAGTATTGGTCCAGCAATGAAATCAAACAAACATGTTAACATGTAAGTCATAGCCATCATTGGCCTCCAATTTTTTGACATAAAGTCTTCACCAGATTTTTCTGCTGCAGTCATATCGTTATAGCTTTCTCTTGACATTATCACTCCTTAAATTTTGTCATATAATTTAGTTTGTGTTTTATACCAATATTGCCATGCTTGTAACTTTTCACGAATCTCATAATAAGTCCCATAATTTTCATTGATATTTTCCAACAAATCACTTAGTTGGTGTTTATCAGCAGCTAATGGTTTCAATGCTGGGGCCGGTATTAATAACACATCTGGTGCTTCTGGGAATTTAACAGTAACTGGTACTGCTGTAGAACATCCAGATAGCCCTAGTAACAGTATAATCACAACCTTATTCATTAGATCCACCGGTTGCAGCGGTATTATAAACATCAATTGCAATATCAGGGATTTTACATTCAGCATTTATAATTTCCTTTTCTTTTTGAATTTTTATTTGATTAACTATTACCTTTTCTTTTACCACTTTAATTTTTTCAACTACCTTTTCTTGAATGATGACATTTGCTTCGTGCGATTGAGCTTCTGCTATTGCAAGTTTAGCTTCAACTTCTTTAACCCTAGCTCTCCACACCATTTCAGTTGAGTAACTACCTTCAAAGTAAATTCCTGAAATCAAAAGTATGGTTGACAAAACTTTGAGTGGTATACGATATTGAACAATCCCTGGAATATATCGTAAAAAGCATCCTAACACTGTTCCAACAAGACCTGCAATTAGAATCATGTGAACTACCATTGCAAGGAATATGTCTGGTAACAAATGTAGGATAATCATATTATACGCTCTTTTATCTTTTTGCAATTATCACCGTGCCATCTAGAAAAATTCCGATAGTCCACATGTTTGTTACAATGATGACATTGTATTTTAGGTTTACTAAAAAATATATCGTTTAATTTCTGCAAATGTTCCGGTGATTTCTTAATTCCTGATAATGCCGTACTAATTTTCAACCCAACTACTGGGTTTTTGGCTGGGTTATTCTCTCCAGTCATCCACTCACGCTTACCTAATTTCTTGCCTTTATTTATATTAACTTTTCCTTTGTTAGGACTTCCATTGATCCTACTCCAGTTTTTTTCACCTGACTGGGTTTCGATAAATGCAATCTTAGCTTTCTCAAATTGTGCCGACGTAAACTTTCTTTCTTGTTTATTATTACTGCTTTTAGCCATCTTGTGAAAAGCAAGGGCACTTTGGCGGTCCCTATAATGTTTCCATAGTAAAAAATGAGCAATAAAATGTTCTTTTGCTGTTAGTAAAATGCGATTATCTTTATTATCTGAACCACCTAACCATTTGGGTATAATGTGATGGCTTTCATAATAAATTCCTTCACCCTTTTTACGTAAAAGATTTTTACGGGTTGTAATTAACTTATTATATTGTTCTTGGTAATTCATTATGAGCTCAGTACTTTCATTGCGTGATTATAGTGTTCTTTTCTTTCAGAAAGGCCAATGGTCCCACCATTAATACGTTTTGTTAATGTTAATATATCGCCTTGATCTGCCCATCTGTTAAGATTGTTTTCTTCCCAATACCAACATGCTGATTGAATAGCTCCTTCAAATGTAGATAGATATTCTGGTATTTCTTCTACCGGAGTTTCGATTGATTCTGCAAATTTTATATAATTAGATTTACCAGTCAATTGAATCAGACCACGACCACAATATCTAAAACCATCTCCACTGGCTTCAGGGCCATTACCCATTCTACCACCATAAACACGATTAGCAATTGCTGCTTGGTTATGAGCATATTTTGTTGCCAATGCATCAGTTGGGAAGTATTTTGGAAAAACTTTTCTTAACGATGTTGCACGATAATTTAAATTTTCTTTTAAAAATCTATAATTACCACTTTCATGTGCGGTTTGCGCCAAGAATGCAGCTACTCTTGGAATGGTATCAATATCATAATCTGGTAAAATCATTTCTAATGCATTAAACCAATAATCAATATATGGATTTCCAGGAATTATTTTCGCTAAGTGTTCTTTTTTAAAATCAAATTTAAATGACATTATTTCTTCTCCAACGCTACAGCCCATTCGCTGTTTTCAAATATAAATGTATTCCCTACTTTAGTAATATTATAATTACCGATGTATTTGGTGAAGAACATAACTTCAGCGATATCTTTACTTTCTAAAAGAATTGGACCAGGAATAGCATTGTACACAGATTGCTTATTTCCACTTTTAATTACATTAAATGAAATAGGATCACTCCATATTTTTTTAAAAGTGATAGTTTCATTTACTACCGCTATTTCATCCGACGAACTATTTGAGAAGAAATTATCATAATTATCTAAACTATTTTTTTTTGTCGCCAACTCATATGCTTCTTTATTCGCTGGGATTATTTTTCTTAAATTTTCTAATGTAGTATCATGACTTTCAAAATTTTTAAAATATCTAAATCTCATGTCTGATATACCAGTAAGTCGTTCAATGCCATTTAATAGTTCAAGAATTTGTTCTGCTATATGTCTACTTCGTTCTAGTTCAACGAATACTTTATATGTTCCATCATCGGTTTCACCTGGACTGACATCGGCATCCAAAACGAAATCGTACCCCATCTCAACAAAATTTTCTAAATCCTTGGCTGGATCTTCACTATCTACTGTGAAACTTAATACAACAACATCAAAATCATCACCAATTTTACTTTTATATGAATCAACATCGAACACTTTTTTTACTAAATTTTGAAGATCATTTGGTCTTAAACTTTCTGTAATATATGACATATTATATCCCCGGTGCTTGTGGTGCAGCATTAGGCATTGGTGATGCACCGCCCGCGCCAGCTACTGGTGCCGGTGCTACTGGTGCAGGTGCAGGTGCTGGCCCAGCGGCTTCTGCTGGTTTAGATGAACCATAATTATTTTCATTTTTCATTTTGTCCATATAACCTTTATACATATCGAATGCTACTTTTTTAGGCATTTGTATTTCAACTATCCAAATAGGTTTCCTATCGAGTTTACCTTTTTTTGTTCCAGGTCTGATGTCTTCTGGTGTTTTAATTTCCCTAGGTTCAATTAAATGAGATTTTTGATATTTCACTTTACAACCTAAATCAGTCAACCGTTTACCACCAGTTGGGTCCGGCATATTTTTGTGAGGCCACATAAAGCCAGCAGTAATCCAATGTCTATCAATTTTTGGTCCATATGCTAATTCCCCATCAATCCAATTGTCATAAACATATAAATCTAACTCATCTAATACTCGTTCAAAATCTTTAAGAGCTGCCAAGCTCGAATTGTTTTCATATAAAAATTGAACATTTTTTATAATATCTAATACATCATGATGCATATTTAAATCCTATTTTTCTATCTTTATTTAGCCTTAATAAAACGATAGTTAGGTGTTTAGTTTTATTAAAAAAGGTAAATACTTATGTAGGACCTATGTAGTTATCATGGCGGTCACTACACGTCCTATTTCTCAATACAAGTAGGAGATTACTGAATGAGTAGAAAACAAATGAAAAAACGTTTTACATCAGAAGTTAACATAATAGATTTTCAACCATACATGCCACAAAAGCGTAGACAAGTCACGCTATCCCCAAGAAATAAAAGCCAAAAAGAATACCTAAGAAAATTACAAGATGAAACCAATAGCATTGTATTTGCTATCGGTCCAGCTGGTACAGGTAAAACTATGTTGGCAGTTCAAAATGGAATTAAGTTATTTCAAGAAGGCAAAATTGAAAAAATCGTTGTGACAAGACCCGCCGTTTCTGTAGACGAAGATTTAGGATTTTTACCAGGTACATTGGAGGAAAAGATGGCACCATGGACTAGACCTATTTTTGATGTCTTTTCAGAATATTATCAAAAAAGAGACATTACAAAATATTTAGAGGAAGGTGTTATCGAGATAAGCCCACTAGCGTACATGCGCGGAAGAACTTTTAAGAATGCTTATATTGTTGCTGATGAAATGCAAAATGCAACAGTAAGTCAAATGAAAATGTTATTAACTAGAATTGGCGAAGGATCACAAATGGTTGTAACAGGAGATTTGGCCCAAGCGGACAGGTTAAATGATAATGGTTTAATCGACTTTTGTAGATTGCTTGCAGAGAAGCCAGAATTAAAACACATCGATGTTGCTGAATTTACAGCAATGGATATTGAGAGACATGAAGCCGTTAAGGAGGTGTTATCAATTTACGGTGAATAACAAAAAGGGGGCAACAGCCCCCTTTTTTATTTACCCCAGTCTATACCAATCCATACTCGTTCATGAATATAATATAGAATTGTATGAAATATTACTTGGATCCCAGCAATACTACTAGCCAGTACAATATCATCAATTATAAAATATGATATGATAAATGATGCTATAGTAGCTATTATACGCCAACTTATAGTTTTAACTAGTGTCCTAGTTGTTGTTTCTGTCATACATGTGACAACCTGATAAGAGTAGCAGATAGATTGATTTCTGGATCAACGACTAATGTATGATCAACCAATCCTTGTTTAATTATAAGAATCGCTTTTTCCTGATTATCTTCGTCACCAAAAATTTCAATGTTATCATATAACCATCGATATATATCTTCCATTTCTTCCGGTCTGGCTTGACTACATAACATTTTTCGTGCTTCTGTAATTTTTCCAGCTTTGAATAACTGAACCATTTCAATTTTATAGTCAGTCGAGCCATTATCACTAGAATGTGGAGTAATTAACTCACCGTCTAAGCTATTCATTTGCACCATATTGATACATTTACGCAAATCTGGATAAGTTGCCTTTACAAACGTATCTAATGTATCTAGGTCAAAGTTTATATTTTCTGAAAATAGAATGGTTGCGATTCTCGCGGTAAATTCAGTTTGGTCAACTTTTTCAATATGAAATCCTTGACACCTGCTATGAATTGCAGGAATAATTTTATTAGGATAGTTGCATGTTAATACGAATCTAACGATATCTTGATAATCTTCCAGTATGCCACGCAATGCTGCTTGTGCATTTGGGGACATGTAATCAGCTTCATCTAATAAGATGACTTTGAATTCACCAAACGGTAACATGTGTAAATGATTCATTACTTTTTCACGAATATCATCTACTGAATTATTACGAGATGCGTTGAGTTCTAATATATCATATCGATTGATGTTTAATAAATTAAACAATATTTTTGCCAATGTAGTTTTACCAACTCCGGCAGTACCACTTAATAGTAGATGCGGAATAGAACCATCTTTAATCCATGCTTCTATTTGAGATTTTTGATGGGTGTCTCTAAAAACATAACCATCTAAAGTGTTTGGGCGATATTTTTCCACCCACAATTCCTTTACAGCCATTTACCAATCCTTTGGTTATTAAAACGATTATTATACAAGAAAAGTTAGGGTCTGTCAAGACCCTAACCGGTATTAGAACATTGGCTTACTAAAGTCAAATGTTTGAGTGGTTGATTTGTTTGAATGTCCGAGGTATACATCATTCGGTTTTTCATCAGATACCATCATGATTGATTTATTTTCTACTCGACGAATTTCAGCAATAGTTCCGGATGCTAGTTCTACCTTTGCTCCACGAGTCCATCTACCATGTTCAATTAAGATCCAATCACCTGGTTTAATTTTATGTTGGTCTTTGCCTACAGTAAAAACCTTAGCCCATCGTGGTTTAATACCTTCTGATTTCCCATTATCACTGCCAATAATTAATCCAGCTTGGGTTACTTGTTCTGCAAAATTCATATCTGAAACAATAATATGATCATGTAATGGTATTACATCTTTACATTTTATATTACTCATTCGTTGCCTTCTGGGTCCATATCAGATACATTTTTAATTTTTGATGATTTTACTGGTTGTTCATTTGGTAAGATTGGTTGTTCAACCGGTTGTTTAATCATAATTTCATCTTGGATATGCTGACTTGGCATTACCACATCTTCCACTTTTGAAATAATTCTACCACCTGGTCCTAATTCATCACCTCTGGCATTTACTTTAACATTGCCAATTGCAACCGTTAATTCATTTTGATTCATTAGTTTATTCATATCAACTTCTTTTCCTTGCATTGACCGATAAACCACACGTTGTTGTTCTTTCATTATAATCTCCTTATCTTAAAAATTCTTTCCAATCTAAATTATATTTAATAGAATCTATTCGATGAATACCAATTAAATATAAAACATAACTGGATACACTAGAGCCACGCCCAACTCCCCACAATATATTATTTTCGGTACAAGTATCGACAAAATATTTACACCATTGTAATAGTGCCATCATTCCTAACCGTTCAAATTCTGAAAGCTCTTCAATAACACGTTCTCGTTCATGGTCTGAATGACATTTTGATATACAAAATGATTGTACATCAAAATTTTTATATTCAGTAGGTATAAACCATGATGATTGATTGATTCTATCAAATTCTTCTATGGTAATCGATTGGTCAATTGATGAATTGTTATTCCATTGAATTTCGGCGATATTTTCTAGATTTATTAATTCTCTATTAATATCCACTGATAGTTGAGGTAGAACCGATGTATTCCCTTGATAAAGGATATTGAACACATCGGTTTCATTAAAAATTGGGTTGTTGAACTTATCTAATCTCATTGGTACATTTTAATTGATATTGATAAGTTTGTCAAGTCCTTTTTCTCTATTTTCCATCATTCGTTGCCATTCATTGTGACGACGGGTTGCCATTTCTTCTTTATAGGTTTCTAACACTGCTGAAATTTGTTGTTGTAGTCCAAAATTTTGTGTCATGAAATATTTTTTACCTAAATCAGTAATTTTAGCCTCAATTTCAGCGTCTTTCATTTCTGAAAGATTGGTGATCAATGGATGCATTAATACTCACCTAAATATCTAATATAGACATTGGTACCATGATCATGGCTCCATGCTTCGATTACCTTATGCTTTCCATTTGTATTAAGTGTACAGTTAACAAGGTTTGCGGTAACTGCAATTGGCGAAATAGAAATCCAAGTATTAGCTGCCACTGTTGCTGTTAGATTTTTATCAATTGTAATACTATTAGAAGTACTTGATACTACTTTACTATCTGCTGGAATATTAGTACCTGATACATATCCACCAACATGCGGAATTATATTACCTGAAGTTGGAATAGATGAATTTGTAAATGATAATACATTAGTTCCGATTCCACTACTTGAATTAGTGATAAATGCTTGTATATTTGTAACTCCATTTTCAATTACCATTGTCCCAGCATTTACAGTAGTTAATGTAGGTGTTCTGGTGCCATTTCCATCACTTTTAAGATGTATTCTAATAACTGCATATTCATTTAATGCAGCCCAGTTATTGAATCTCAAAGTTGCATTTCCTGTCAATGTAAACTTTTGAAATGGTCCATTATTCAAATCAATATCAGTTTGTGATGCGACTGTTTCAGTATGAACAGCTCCATAAAACTTATTATATATCGCATTACTAACAGTACTTCCTTGTAAATCATTGATTACTGCTGAATTATCACTTAAACTTGCCTTTAATACAGTATAAGTTTGCAAGTCTGCTATTTCTCCTTTAGCAGTTTCCAACGCTATTTTAATAGAATTAAAATTATCACGAAATCCTTGGGTGTTATTATCTTGCCCAGCAACTGGGAAGGCTTCATCAATTGATGAAAAATTTATATTACTCATATTGTTATCCTATCGTTTCTAAATACGAAATATTTATCGTTTGTACTGCCATCAATTGAATCAATTATATATCGATCAACTGTATAATCTAATAATTTAAAGTCAAAATTGTTATGTTTTATATTTAAAATAATGTCATCACCCATTCCAACTTTACAATAACATAAGGGAACTGCTAATGTAAATCCTAGTTCAGTTTTTGTACCTGGTTGAATACTTCTCATCCATAAAGGTAAATAATTACGCTCTGATGCAAATGAAATTGAGTTAGATGGATCATTTGGGTCGATATCACTCCAATTTTTAAATCTATCTCTCCAATTACTAACACTATTTGGGAAATAAGTTGATGGTTTACTATTAGACGATTGATAACCAGTACTATCAACACTAATTAACGGGTTAGGTCTACTTGAACTTGGTGCAGTATTATTAAGTTGATCTAATGATATATCCCAGAATGATAAACTATTATCAGTTGTTATACTTGGTGTTTGTTGTCCACCATGAATTGTATTAGGCAATCGTTTATTATTAGGTTCTAGTGGATCTATCATTTCAATATAAACAACTTCATATACTTGGGATTTAGTACTCATATCAACTGCTATTGCTTTTTTAACATTTCCGAATTGGAATCGTTTTCTTTTATGATTGAGGCCCATTGCACTTATATATGTTGCAGAATCACGCGATTCAATACCTGCATATATCATCATTGATAAATCAGTTTGAACTCCAAAATTAGTATCATTTAATCTATAAATATTTTCAGGTGTAAATATGGTAGTATCATTTATAAATGTGCTCCAAATATCACGTTGCGACATTTTTAATAATGGTTTAACTTTGATATTGCTATAATTAATCTGGTACGGAGTGTTTACAAAAAGAGTAAATGATTTAGTAATTTCAGAAAATGCTAAAATATCTCGTGCCTTGATTGTAAAGGTGAATAATCTATCAAAAGTAGTAGTTCCACTATCAAATAATGTATCATTGCTTGTATAATCAAAATTCGTAAGACCTTTTAAATTTACATTATTAGTAAATTGTATGACGGTTCCAATTATTTCACCATCTAAAGTCAATGATAGACCATTTGGAAGTGACCCATCTTCAATTGTATATAATACAATTGCATTAGTTATGTTACTTGATGCTTCAACTTTTAATGTTGACACATTGTTAGCATTTATAGAACCAAGATTAGCTGGTGTAACCCAATTTAAAACACTGTCGATCTCCCCAATTATTTTGAGTGTAAATGTTCTGGTTGATGATGCATCTTCAACACCTTTATCATCATATGTTGTTGCAGTTATTGTAAATCTATATGTTTCTGTAATTGCCGGTTGATATGGAACTCTTCCATAGATATCAGCGGTATTATAGTCAAAATGCATCCCAGGTGGAAGACCGTAATGAGACCAATTGGTAATATCTATTGCTTCGCCTGATATATGGGTTTTTATACATATATATTGTTTACCACTTATCAGTATCAAATCATTTATATAATAGCTATGTAAAGGCTGCCATGCATCTGATGCATCCGCAAATGAATAACTCACTGGCATCCCATTTACTCTGTTATAGGTATCTAAGAATACAACTACATAATTATTAGCACGATATGTTCCTAAATCGGTTTTAGTAATCCAAATTGGAGATCTTAGATATGTAACGTCAGCGGTAAATAATCCAGTATTATCTAATAAGGTATTATTATCTGCTCTGAAATAATCATCCCCAACTACAAATATCTTAAAGGTACGTTTAGCAATAGTATCCCCATCTGTAATTGTAACTATAAATTGATAATTTCTATTTAATTTCTTTGGAGTACTAGATGGTAAACTATAATCATAATCAGGTGCATCAAAGATATAGCTGTCGTAACCATTGGTAGGTCTGTAACCAAAATCATATGCAATTATATCATATAATCCATTATCATACCATCCCGTACCATCTTCTGGTTTTATAGATAAAGTAGGTTCAACAAATCCAACTAACCTTCCATCAGTTGTTAATGTTAAGCCTGGTGGTAATACTCCTTCATCATCTGCTATAAAATAACTTAATTGCTGACCAGTTGCAGTATCATTATCATATGCTTCTATTTGATAATCAACATATGTACTATCTAACACAAAATATTGATGATATAATCCAATATCTAAAAACCCACTTTGTGTAGTGAATGTTGGTGCATCTGCCCCATCAATTGTCATCGTAAAGGTTCTATCAGAAATTACTGAATAGATGCTTGCTCTAATACAAAATTTAAAGGTAGTAAGTCTTGGTACTTCATATGGTGTGCCAACTAACATTGAACCTTTTAACCGAATACCAGGCGGTAATTCACCAGCAATAACTGTATAACTTATTCCTTCGAATTTTATAATAGGCAATTGTACATTCAATATAGCTCTCTCATTAAATGTTCCTAACGAATAATTTGAATCTACACTCCAAAACTTTACAACATCTGATGCAATCATGACACCAGTGTTGGCAATCGATTGAAACCCAGTGGCATTAATGGATAATTTGGTATTGAACACCCCAGAATTAGTGGTTGCATGATGGCTGTCAATCAACTTATTAATAGACATATTAGTTGATACTATACCAGCACGAGTTATTAATTTATTAACAGATAATTCCACCGAATAATTACTAATCATATCACCAACTGCTATATTGGCACTAGAACCATTTAATTCAGCTGCTAATTCAAATGTAATCGAACCCGTATTTGCGGAGGTTGAAAGTCCAATTAAATCTTCAGTTAGATTAACATTATCTAATGAATTAAATGCTGACGTAACTTGAACCCCAGTCAATGCAATCGACACATTCGCTGATAATATGTGTTGAACAGCTGTCAACGATTTACCAGTCAATGTATCAGTTGCAGCATCGGTAAAACTCCATCCGGTATTGTTACCAGAATTTATTGATGTAGTACTAGCAAACCATATTGTCATATTGCTATAGAATCCTGTATGTTTAAGTATGAACAGATAACAATATTACTACCTATATATCGTAAGGTAGCGGCAGTGCCAGCTGTTGAACTATTAATAGTTACTAAATTACCATTAGTGCCTGATAATTTAAAATCATTGAAACTGTTGGTTGAACCTGAAGTAAATGTAACTGTGGTTGGTTGAATGGTGTTTGTAATGGAATTAAACGTATTATCACCGGTAATTGTAACTGAACCACTACCACCTTGGTTTAGTTTATTATATGTTAACCCACCGCCGTTAAAAATTTTAGCAATTGCAGAAGTTAATGAAATTGTATAATTACCAGTTAATGTCAGATTTGTTCCTATTCCTGGATCAAACACGGTCCCAGACCCAGTTAATGTTAATGTATTATTCCCAATTAAAATACTTCTAGGACTAGCACCAGTATTAAGTAATGACCCAACAGTTAACGATTTATTATTGGTGTCTAATGTACCAGAATTCATAGTCAATGTTCTTGATGACCCAATAGTCAATGCATCAATTAATTTAACAGTAGTGGTTCCATTGAATAAAACTGGGCAATCAAGTAATACACCATTTGTTGTTATATTAGAATCTAATACTGTACCACCAATCTGTAACACAGAATTACTGGATGGAGGTGTCATAGTTGTTGATAAGGTTAGTGAACCAAATAATTGGATACTTGTATTGTTTAATGAACCAGAAAACCCAGTAAAGTTTAAACTTCTACATCTATATCCACCAAAAATTAACACATCACTACCAGCAATGATATTAAAATCTACTACATTATTTTCGGTAGCAGTCCCAGAATTCACACCAGATATAGTTCTAGAACCAGTAGATCCAGCATATGTAAAATTAACAGTTCTGGAACCTGTTATTGTTAAATTGGTTCCGGTCGTAGTGGACCAAACCGTACCAGCATTCCCGGTGACATTAATAGAACCAGTGCCAAATCCAATAGATCTAGTATTAGAATTTATACTAGTGAAGAATCCAACTGTTAATGTATTATTATTTAAATTTAATGTACCAGCAGTAAAACTGGTGGTTCTTGAAGAACCAATTGTTAATGAATCTATTAAATTAAAGATTGCAGTCCCACCAGCACCACCAATCGTCACAGGAAAATCAAGAGTTTTTCCAAATGTAGTTATAGTTTTTGTACCAGATGTTGCATTAAATGATAATGTAAAAGTACCTGCTGAAACTGCTATATTAGGACTTAATTTGAAATTTCCAGTAACAGCAATTGAATTACCTAATGATAGTGATCCAGAATATCCAGTAAAATCAACATCATTTAATACGCCACCAGTAGTTGCAATGGCTATAACATCAGAACCAGTTGTAACATTCAATCCCAACCCTGCGGTAGTTAATGCTGCTAATTTAATCTGTCTTACACCCTGTGTGGAATTTCCTGTTAATTCTAATAATGAAGTACCTGTATAGGTAAGGTTAGTTGATGTAGATGTATCCCAAACAACAGTTGTTGCTGCGGTAGATGCCACAAATGGGCATACAAATTTACCTGTACCAAAAGCAATACTTCTGGTATTAGTATTTGAACTAGAAAATATATAAGTATTAAATGTATGATTATTTAAATTGATAATACCAGCAGTTAGTGTAGTTCCAATCGTGCTAGTAGTTATAAAATCTGTTAATAAATTATAATTAGCATTTCCACCGACAAATTGAACCTCTGAAGCAATTGACGCACCATTCAATGATATATTATGTGTTCCATTATACTTACCAAAATATATAATACCGGTTGATGCAGTAGTTGTTACATTTGAATTTAATTTAAAATCACCATAAATAGTAATCCCTGTTCCACCAATCCCGAATGTCATTGGTAGAGTTCTCGCTGACATGTCTACGGTGCCCATTTGCCAGTTTGTACCTGTTGAAATAGTATTACCAGTAGATAACCCAATATCAGTAATAACAGCGGTATCTTGCATCAATGGGAAATTGTCGGAAGATACAGCTCCGGTCGGACTTAATGCCCATGCTGAGGTCTGCCAACTCCCACCAGCTGGATAATTCCAGTAAACTGTTTTTGCTGGTTCAAATGTTATATTTGTTGTATTCCCACCATCTCCTAGCCTAGTTCCAGACCATGGGGCCGATGTTCCTAACACATTAACATCTTGAAAATCTACATCAGATAATGTCGCAATCGTTGCAACAGTCATATTAATTGCATTATTAGTTGATGTACTTCTAATACGAAAACGTCTAATTGCGGTATTGGATGAACCAAATGTTAAAGTACCATTAATTTGTTGATTCGCACCAAATTGTATAGAAGTTCTACTTGTTGCTCCTGCTGATATAAATGTTAAATTATTATAGGTATTTACACCATTAATAATGTATGCTTGACCAGCAGTTGTATTGTTATAAGATACATTATTATATGTTAGACCACCACCATTAAAAGTAGGAGAAGCCCCTGAAACTATAATACTAGAGCTGCCCGCATTAAAAGTTAAATTGGTAGTTGTAGTAAATGTCCATGGTGTTGTACCAATGCTAACCGTTACGGTAGAAGACCCTAAATTTAAACTTCTAATATTACTATTATTACTATTAAAAGCAACACATGTAAGATTAAAATTATTAGTAATTAATGAACCATTAGTCAATGTCATCGTATTACTAGAAGTTGTTAATGCTGATCCTAGTGTCCATTCGCCACCAACACCATCATATGTTACTACAGTAACTGCTAATGTAACGCCATTGGTTATAATAGTTTTACCAGTAGTGGTTGCTTTGAATTTTAATATTGATGAGCCACTACCAGTCCATGTTAAATTAGTAGCTGGTAAAGTTAAACTTCCATAAACATCAATTTCATTATTTGCTTGTAGTAATATTGATGCAACTCCATCTAAACTACCAGCAGTAAAATCTCTACAAGTAACTGGGGCTGCTGTAGTTCCTAGAATAGTTACAGTAAATGCCGATGAGCTACTTGTTGTATGTGTAATAGCAGAAGTAGTCGTAGGAATATAACCACCCGCAATTAATCCTGGTTCTAATTGAGCACCCCATATATAAAGACCTGAATAACCGTCTCCGGTATAAGATAACCCATTATTTAAAAATATAGATATTATTCCTGATGTACTGCTAGAATCGATAATACCAGTAACAGTAACCCGATACCACCCATTACTAATCGATGTCATTGTAATATTATTAATAGAACCAGTTCCAAATGATGTTGAGGTTACCGAACCAGATGTCGTATTAAATTGGGCTCTAAATCCAGAAGTATACCCAGAATTATTTACTTGAACCCATCCAGTAGTCCGTTCACCTGCTTTTATATAACAAGACCCAGTTATGGTTGAATTAGCAGTAATAGTACCAGAATGAGCAATATTATGTTGTGATGTTGCAGTATTCTCAACCAGTTTTTCGGCAGTTGCCAATCCATTTGGAGCTATTACTTTTATTGGTAATGATACATTTGTCGTTGCCGTATAGGTTTCTGCAGTTGTACCTATGTTGACTTGAGCACCCCATATATAGTATGATTCTTCACTGCCGATTGCAACTGTATATGATTCCGCTCTTACTGCAGTACCACTTGAAATGAACGCTATCTGCCATCCACTAGCAACTTCTGCAGTTGCTAGTGCAGTAATTGATAAACGATACCATCCATTACCAACACTTGTAATAATCGGTGTTTGTGTTAATCCAGCACCTTGAAACGTTGTTGTTCCATTTTGCATATCAAAATTGGCATATGATGTAGAACCAAACCCACCCGACCAAAAAACCATTTGAACATATCGATCAGGTGCTGTTTCAGTCTGTTTTAAATAGCAAGACATTGTATATGGCTGGCCAATAACAGGTGTATATGAACCTACATTATCATGTATATGATGTGAACCAGTTCCAGCAGTTTCAGTCCATTTTGTAGCAGTAGTAGTACCATCGGGTGCAGTTGTAAAGTTATCAACAACAGATACCAATCCACCGGCTTTATCCCAGTATGCATTTGCAAATTGCTGTGAGTATAAAGTTAAATTATAACACATACTCGAATTCGATTTTGTCCACGCTGCGTTATCGAATTGCTCCGAGTAAGTTAATAAATTATTCTCAGTATTAACTGCAGTACCAGCTGTCGGAATATACCCGGAAGGTTCAAAACCTTTTTCAAATTGAGCCCCCCAAAAGTACAATCCTGCGGTTGTTTCACCTGTATAAATTGATGCGTTGTCAGCTGCTCTAACAATTTGTGCTCTAGCAACAATGTTTGTAGTAGTAGCAGCAACAAATGTAACCCAACATCTAACCCACCCGTTCCCCAATAGTTTAGCACCAGATGATATATGATTAACACCGTTTCCAGTTCCAGCTCCAGTTGTTAAATCAATATTAATATTTGCATTTGCAGCAGTAGCAACTCGAACATATGCTTTTCTAGCTGTACCAGTATATGCTTTTGCGTAAAACGACCATGTATAAACAGTACCAGCAGTAACCGCAATGCTTCTATCCAAAGCATAATGTTCGCCAGCGGTAATATTTTCAGTAATTAATGAAGCTGTTGTAGTACCATCAGGAGCAACACCAGAATTCAATGTTGCAGTTGTGCCAGTACCAGTATTGAATGTAGCACTATTTAAAGCATAGTTACTACCTGTAGAATTAGAATTGGCATCAAAAACAACATCATCAACAGATGTTGGGACAGAAGCACCACCAGTGCCGCCACTAGTGTCTGACCAATTTGTAGTAGAAGTTGTATCCCATGTACTAGTACCACCAACCCAATATCTTGTTGCCATTCATTACTCCAATTTAACTTATTCGTCTGGAATTGCAGTAATAATTGCATACCAGTTATCGAATCTTTTTTGTTTTAATTCAGAAATTTCTGCATTACTTAATGTATCATAATCTTCTTGTAGCATGACTAATGCATCTGAAAATGTATATCCGTTCTGCTCAATCTCAAAGCTATCACTTATAAATCCATTATCTAATTCAGTAATCATATATACCTCAAGCAATACGGATTAATCCAGTGACATTATCATTGGTAGGCATAGTTAAAGTAAAAGTGCCAGCTGTTATAGATTGTGAATTAAAAGTAAAAATACCTACTGCATTTTTTCCAGAAACAGTGTTATTATAAATCAATAAAGTATCAAAATTAGATGCAGTAAATGATGTAAATATAAGATTAGATGATGGGGTCCAATAAGCAGAACCAGCAGTAGTATTAGGGGCCGTAGAATTTGATATTGCTATCCCACCTGCCACATATGAACCAGATGCACTAATCTCACCTTGTGATGTATAAGCAGTTGTCGTAGTTGGCGACAAATTAGCAGTTGTAGAATATAATGCACCGTAAAAAGAATCGGCTGCAACCTTTCCACCAGTTGCTATTGAAAATGCGTGAACGCCATTTAATAAATCTTTTTTAAATGATTGGCATAAGCCAGGTGAATTTGACATGAGTTTTCCTTAAATTTAAAATGTACCGGTATCAGATGAAAGCTGACCTAGTGGATTTGCTCCATATGCATGAGAATTTGACTTAACTAGTTCATCTTCAAGATACCATGCTTCGTTAAACATAATATATTCACTAGTAACAGTCCATTTGGTCTCATATTTTAGTGAATCTACTGGAATATTTCCTTTAGATGTATAAATTAATGGTATTTCTAGGTTTGTAGTTGGTTCTTGGTTTTCAATCATATTATCTCCAGTATTTTTATTATTTATCTTTTACCATTATAAGATAGTTTAGCTGTATATGATTCTAGATCGAACCAAAATCGATATTAGTTATTTTTGGTATTAAAAAAGACCCCATATCAACATCAGTTCCTCTAGGATATGATGGTGAATAACCAACTGGTATTTCAAACGTGCCCAAATCGATAATTGATTGATTGGAAGTTAGTAAAAGTTCAACCATTGAGTTTAATAATGGTATATCAATACCCCAAATTGTAGATTCAATCCCACCACCATTGATTGCTTTAATAGTATGCCCATTTAAGCCAAGATCCCCGCCTAACATTGGTGTAGTATCAGTTACTACACTGGTAACTGCGTGTAAATTTACAGTATTTGTTGATTGAGTTATTGTTACACTATTATCAGTGCTAGTTAATGATTTAAATTCAAGATTAACATCATTTTTCCTAGCATATAATCCAATACCAGTGCCCATATTAGTGGCACCGGTCACTTCTGATCTAAGTATATCGAAATTAGCATTTACTTTTTGAAATGCGGTACGGAGATCATCTCCAGTACCATCATTTGCATAATTACCTAAATTAATTGTTTGTAATGTTGTCATTTGTTGCTCTCTTTTACATATTTATCGTTATATTTGATAATGATGAAAGGGAGATCTTAAGATCTCCCAACAGCAATTTCAATTACACCGGCTTCACCAGTATTTTTATCTTCTAATGCTTTACCAATGATAGAACCTAATTTTGGATCTAACGCTTTAATTGCATAACCTGGTGTGTTAGAAGTTGTTAATAAATCACCTTTTTTAACTTTACCAATAACCTTACAAGGTGTTCTACCAACTAATGCAATACAAGTTTTAATACCTTTTTGATCTTGATTCATTGTATATGCAGGATTTGTTGTTACTACCCCAGCCAATCTAGTATCATTACTTGTTGTTGATTTAGTAACTTCTTTTTCGCCACCAAATACTAGTACAGTGCCAGGTTCATAATCAAAATCGCCTTCATAATATTCAGCTAAATCTGCATATGTTGCTTGTAATCTACTAGATCCAGTTAATGACCAATAACCTTGTATAGTACCAGCTCCGCTATCAGTGCCATTGGTTGTAATATTATATGCTTTCAAAGTTACTGAATTGGTATTTAAATCCAATTCACCACTAGATGCAATCGCCCATTTACCAGATATTATACCATTTGATGTATTAGAATCTCCTGCATTTATTCTATTAGTTCTTAAAATAGTTTGAGCAGTTCCACCACCTGTAATAGCATATGTAGATGTTAAATCAAGTAAGCCTTTAATTTTTGTTGTACTAGTTGTAAATCCATCTCCAGTTGCAGTTAAGAAGTCAAAACCGCCTGGAGTTGTTAATGCAACTTCTGTACTATTAATATCAATGACTTTTTTATTATCAATTTTAAGTTGTTGTACATCGATTTCACCACTTGTACCAGTTTTCACTAATTTACTAGCAGCTCCACTGGTAGTCACCCCAATAACACCATAAGTATTATTAGATGTACTGTTACTATCGTATTTCACCATCATTACAACTGCACTTGCATCAGTTGTTACTGAATTTTCAGTATTAAATGATTCATTTTTAATACCATCACCTTTTGTTACTATAGTACCAGCAGAAATTTCTTGGACACTACCAGATGATCCAGCATCAAATCTTCCTAATACAGAGTTGTCACTAATATTAACAATTTGGGCCTTAGTAATACTATTGTCCTTGATATTAATCCAACCATTAGTAGCAGTGAAGTTATTACTATCAAAACTTGCCAATCCTCTGTCTGCTTGTGTTATACCAGCTGCATTAGTACGTGTACTAGCGGCAGTCATCGATAATTTACTTTGAACAATTGCAGCAGAAGAACTTACATCAGCATTTACGATAACTTCAGAATTGATACTGGTTGTCATTATACCAGTGCTTGCATTATATGTGATTGCTACATCATTATCTGTTGCTACTGTAGTAGGTAATGATACATTCCTCCATTTATTTAATGTTGTATCATATGTTAATAAATCACCATTTAGTAGTCCATTATTTTTGTATAATACAATAACATCTCCAGGAATAAGATCCAATGATGGTCCAGTATTAAGTATTATTGTTGTACGTTTGGTTAAACTATCATATGAAAACGATTGGACTGTTTGAGAACCATTAAAACCAGTTCCACTAACTTTATATCCAGTGGTTAATGAACCAATATCACCAGCATACGATGTTAAAACAAGTGTTGTATTATTAATACCACCAGAATATACTTTTCCGCTGCCTTTAAAATTAGTTACATCAGTTAACTTATATAATGAATCGCCAATAAAATTATTGTTATCAACATATACTTTAGTTGCTGCATCTTGATTGGCAATCGGATCAGCCATATTGGAAATTTTATATGTACTGGCCATATTAATATCGCCTTTCATATTAGTTTTTCCATTTAATGGTAAGAATCCAGGACCGATTAAATCAAGAGGAGGAACAATATTACCGCCATAATCTAACCCCAATCTTCTATCTACAAATCCACGGATAGCAGATTGAACTGGGACAATTTCTGGTGCGTTGTTGGTCATACTTGAATCAGTTGAAAATTCATTTACAACAACACCACGTTTAAATCCAAGCCCACTTAAATTACTTAATGAGATAGACGCACTAAATGTAACGGTACCAGTTCCTTGGTCAACTGAGAAAAATCTACCTACTCTAAATATACCATCTTGATTGGTCGATACATAAAAACATCTACCAACCCCTTCTTCTAATATTTCTTGTGTAGGTTGACGGCTCTTCGATGGTTCACCATATATTGAATATGGTATATTAGTAGTACTATACCCACCAGTACCAATATCACAGAAGTCGTGACCAGTTGCACGACATGTACTAATACGCACAGTTACTTGACCGCCTACACCAGCTGGGTATCCAGCTCTAAATGTATAAGATTCAAGAGTACTTAACGGTTTACCCAATCCTAACCAGGTACTTGTTGCATTCGTGATTGCTGGTTTAATTATAATTGAACCACCCCATGCAGTACCTGGATCAAACACTGAGAAGAATGTAACCGATGTAGTTGAACTAGTAATTACTTGGAAGAATCCATTATATAATGTATTAGTATTACCGACTAATTGATACCATGAATCAGCGGTTGGTGCAGTGGTAGTAGAGAATGTTAATGTAAATTTATATCCTGATACACCATTATATGTTTCTGTTGATGGTGCGATATGCCCAGTTATAGATATATTAGAACCAACACCAAAACTTCCAGGATCTGATGGATACCATACTTGCATTTGATTTACCGATATTGCAGGATCAACAATCACATCTTCATGGAATATTGCTGTTAACTTAGCGGTTAATATAGCATCATCGCCGGTAGTATTATCAGTTCTAATAATAGTTACAATTGGTGCAACAGTATATCCATAACCATGACTAATTACTCTTACTTCAGAAATAGCCCCATTTTTAACAATTGCTACTGCTATAGCAGGTTCAACTGGTGCATCGGCTGGTTCATTTGTCAATACTATACGAGGAACACTCGTATACCCAGAACCACCATGTCCAGGTGATACGATAATAGAATCAACTGTTGTTACAGCAGTTGCTCTTATAGTGCATCCGGCTGGAATCCAACATGCTGGTGAGATTGTTACCGTATTATTAACAGTGTCAACTGCTTGAATCATTGTTCCAGATGGCACATATGGATTATAGTCGGTTTCAACCCCTGAAACCACCATTCCAACTGCAAGAGCAGAAACATCGGGAATTGCTACCACTGTATAACTAGTAATACCAACTACTTGGTAATTTCCGTTATATAAGTAGTTTGAGTTTGAAGAAATATTAACATAGCTATCAACTGCTGGTAAAATTGCGTCTTTATTATATGGAATGTCAAACGTAACTAATTTAGCAGTTAAACTATCTAATTGATCTTCAACGCTATTAAACATTAATGCTTTAACTGCAGTCCCATCTGCACCGTTGTTAGTCGCAACTGGAGAAGAATCGATTTCAATGTAACTATTTTTATATACACCAAATGAAATGATACCCGTTGGAGAGGTAACTCCAACTGTGGTATTAACATAAACTGTATATTGCTTAGTAATAGAATTATAAACCGGATTATTAGTAACAGTACTATCTACTAATTGTGTTCCAGTAAATCCAGAACCATATATAGATTTCCCTTTTATAATAGTACCAGTGACATTTGATAATACTAGTTCTTTTGTTGATGAATTCCAACTAACAACAGAACCAGTTGCTGGAATTTCAGGTTCAACGTATCTAGTAATATTATGAGTTCTTCCATTAAAGGTTGTTAAATATGTTCCTTTATTAAGTTGATTAATTTCAGGTATATTTCCAATTGGAATAACCGCAATTTTAGTATCTCCAATTTTTGAACCCTGTGTTCTATTAGAAAATAGAATAGTTCCACTAGGTGATACATCAGGCGGATTGTTTAATATAACAGTTGTATTCGGTGAACCAGGAGTAACACTTACAACGTATTGAGCCTGATTGAATCCAGTACCATATAAAACTTGTCCAATTTCAATTGAACCATTTGTAATATCTGATACAGTAATTGTTTTACTAATAATATTACCACTAACAAGTGTTGCTGATACCGGCGTGATTGCTGGATCTGGCATTGATAGATAACTATTATCGGTAGTCAACGAATAGTAATTAAATGAACTATCAGCTTGTAATACTGCAACATTTGATGGAAGCAATTCACCTGTTGAGTCAGTTAAATTGTAAGCAATAATACGATACACATCAGACAAATTTTCATTATACTGCAACGCAGTGGATGGTCTAGTAGGTCTTACATTCTCAATGTTGTTATACTTTGCATTTTGTAAAATTCTAATTTGTAATAATTGCCCATGGTATAAACTTGTTTTAAGACCTGATGAAGTAGTATCACTATTACTATATGATGCTAAATTTAATTTAAGAACATTCTGCCCATTATAACGTATAGGAGTATGTTCCACCGATGTTATTTCATATCTAGTAATAGATTCGTTATACAATCCATGATCGATTTCTAGTTCAGAAGTATTCATAGGCGCATAATCATATCCAGAAATCCAGACTGACAGTGCTCGTTTAGTTTCTGTTACTGTCATTTCATTTGCAACAGAACCTTGTTTATATACATGAGCAGTTTGCACCATATTATTGGCTAACACGACTGCATCTGGTAATTCGGTAATGTCATATCCTGATGAACGTAGTCCGTAGTCACCAAAAGTATTAGAACCGGCGACCGAACGTACTGTACCACCATTAGATGCCCAAAATCCTGTGTGGGCATAATAGGTAAATGATGATACTTGTTCAGTAAATGCGCCATTTGTTGAAACAACACCATATCCCAAATCGTTAAGCATAGCAAAGTCATTTGCTAACATCGAACGATTACCAGCGGTTTCAAGGTTAATAACTAACCCAGCACCATTATTGATGAAAGATGTTACTTCTCCTTCAATCGATGTTTTAGCAGCAATTATAGTATCACGAGCAGTTTTTAATGAACCACTAGATAATGTTGGATTCACAGTAGCAACAGTTGTATCATAATCACCATCAGCAACATAATCAATTAATAAGTCACTTAATTGTCCTAGTTTTGTAACAAAACTAGATGGAGAAGATGGAGGATTACTGGTTACTTGTAGTTCATTATTACCAATAGATTCGGTCACATCAGTACCAGCCACGATTAGTTGAATTATTGTTTTCAATCTACCATATGCTGCAACAGTAATAGATTCTTCACCAGCAATATAGCTAGTAGTACTTCTATAATAAGCTTCAGCAACATCTTTAATCTGACTATTACCACCATATGCAACATCATACGTCATTGCGTCTACGATGAAACCAACATCACGACGACATGTTACTGCATTATAATTTGGGATTGTTTTTACAATATAATTATTAGCAATCCATGAAGTTATTTCAAATTTCATGAATTCTTTATTTGCTTGTAGTATTGCAACTGCTTTAGCGGTATCATTAGTTATATTAGGGAATGAATAATCATATGAGTTAAATCCACTATCTAAGATATCGGTTATTACTTTTGTTTTAGCAGTTAATGCATCAATAGCAGCAGTATTACCTGTAATTCTTGATATAGCACGATCTCTAGCAAAATTGATACCAGCTATAGTTCGTTGTTTTTGATTACTAACTACTATACCACTATATGATCTAAGATATGCTAACCCAGCTTTGATGGATTGGTAGTTTGAACCTAATACCATATCATATGTTACAGCTTCTAATATTAATCCAACATCACGTTCACACGTTTCTTGGTCATACACCAAAGTACCATCTGTTTTATATAAGTATGGTGTTCCAGTATCTAACCGTAATGTAACTGTAGAAGTATTCGAATTATACTCAATAATATCATTAACTTGGTAACGATACCCTTGAACATAAAAAGAGAATGGGACTTGTGGAGGTCTAACATCTAATCCGCTATTTGTTTGACCCTGTACTGTAACTTTTGTACCGGATTCTTCAATTGCAATAATAGTACCGTATAATCTACCAACAAATCCATCAATAAACTGACCACCAGCAAATCTTTTTTGATTATTACTTTGAGCAAAACTAGCACATACTTGAATATATGGTGATTTTGTTTTAATATTACCTTCTGGATCAAGTACCATAGCAAATCCGCCATGTCCTTGAAAGGTAATATCAACAACTCGGTTCCCTTCATTACATAAAAATACGTCAATATCTTTATTGTTTTTAGCAACACTATTGATATCCAATGGGTTTGTTAAATAATGACGACCATAATTCAATGTATTAAACAAGTACCATTGCCCAGCTGTAAATGATGACCCATGTTTAAATGGATATATTACTGTACAGTTAATAGTATTTCCACTTACACTATTAATAACAGCTTTACCACGGAATGCATTACCATCTGTAGTATAATTATCTGCTAAAACTTTTCCAATCCAACTTAATGGTGCTTGATAGTTATCAGATAATGTTATGGTAATATCATTTGTTGTTCCACCTAACTCAATAGATATCCCAGATGGTGCTAAATTAGTACCAGTATAATCTACTAATCCAATTTCCATTGCGTCAATGATAGCATCTCTATAAAAGAATACTTTTCTCCAATGGCTTAAACTCGGTCTGTCGAGTGGTCGTATTAATACTCTACGGAATTCATCACCACGAATCGATACGTTTTCTGGTAATCTAATTGGATAATCTTCATAGTAAATACCACTTTCAACATGCATAGTTATATTAAGATCACGAACTGTTTCACCAAATTCCAATTGTTCATTTAATTTATATAAGGCTGGTTTCACTAATCTGACTTGAATAGTATCAACCCCAGAATTTGAATGAGGAATATATTTTACTATACTACCATATCCATTTGAAGCTGAAAGTCCGTTGTTAATATCCCCAACACCAACTAATACTTTACCTGTGATAATATCTGTATTGTTGACATCACCTTGATCGACATTGGCATTACCACCATTAGAAAAACTGATATTCCAAATACCAGAACCAAATGATGGAGTTACTGCAGAACCATACCCATTAGTGATAATACCAATAATTATATCCATATCAGCAGAAAAAGTAGTCTTTGAAGCAGAAAGCGGTGATGGGTTTGTTCTACCGGTTGTGACTCCAATCAATGATGTTGGTAATGTACCACTTAATGTAGTAATTGGTGTATATAATGACTGATATATATTTCTAACTGTTTTATTTAAAACATTAATACCTAATGTTTTAGCAAATTGAATTGCATCTAATGTTTCTGTATATTGTGCACCAATTGCAATTGCTTTTGCACTTGCATTTTTATAATAACTTTTACCACTATTAACTGATTGGTAGGTACCACCTGTTATTATGTCAATTGATATTGCATCAATAATATAACCTAAATCACGATAACACAATGATTGGTCATAACTAAATCCACCCTTAAATGTAGTATCAATAAATTGCAATGTATTGGTTGTTATTTGAATTTTATTATTAGTTATAATAGTGTTATATTCAAGATTATCAACATCATATCCGACAGTTGATGGATAAACCAATGTATGAGTTAAATTATCAGTAGCATATGCAGTATTATTAGTAACAATGTCAATAATAGTATCGATCAATCCATTTATAGTACTAATTGTTGGATCATCTACAGCAGCCCATGCATTATCAAACTGTTGTGTATTGACCCCATAATTAGGTGATACTCCTAAATTTCTAGCTAGATAACTAACAACCCGTTTTATTTCACCCATTGCTTCAATACAATATGCTTTTTCATTTGTATTTGACAACACTGTTAAATTATTATACCAATATTGTTTTGCAACATAAACACTAGCAGAGTTACCGCCATATGTTAAATCATAACAGATTGCTTCAATAATATAACCAACATCTTGTTTAGATTTAACAGTATCATATGAAAATGATGCGTGATTAAATGCAATAAATGCGGTAATTTCATCTTTTATAAATTGTCTATTTGCAATAATTGCTTGTCTAGCAAGTGTTTTTTTAGTTGATAATCCTGTAGGACTTTGATATGTTGGTAAATCTATATCTGAATAACCATTCAAAATTCCATCAATGACTGATTGAAATGAATTGGTTAATGCAGCAATGATTACTGGATCATTAATTACTGGGAAATGACCTGCTATATATGTTGGAGAAGTTTGTCCACCAACATATACAACTGCAGCTTCTGCATATTCAGTTTTCTTACTAGTAATTGCAGTTTTTGCAGATTGCAACAATGTACTGATACCAGTTAATGATGGATACGTAATTGTTGGTGTTGTAAATCCTGGAACATCTTTATTGATTATATTTTTAATAATAGTGATGTTATCAGAAATATAAGTACTTGCCTCTGATCCATCTATTAATATATCATTTTTATACTGTTTAATACTTTGTTGATATATCGTGGTGGGCGACTGATTTATAATTACCTGTTGAGCAATTATATTAAGATATGTTAATGCTGCAGTTGTTGCAGAAACTTCAGATGTTTCTGAATTTTGGGTAGATGGTATCAATCTGGTTGAACCAGCAAAATCCCAATAGCGATACCCAGCATATATGCTTTGTGTATTGCCGCCGTACATGATATCATAAACCAAACTTTCTACGATATATTTCACATCACGTTTACATAATACTTTATTGTATTCTAAAAATGAGTATTCAGATGTAAGGTATGCAATAATTTCAGCTTGCATAAATGGAATATTTGCTATTAGCAGATCTCTAGCACTTGCTAAACCATCAGTAGTTCTACCAGTTATACTTGGATATTTTATACTTGGTACATTACCATTCAGTATAACAATACTCACATCATCGATAATAGAAGTAACCAACCCTGCTAACTGGGCAGATGTATTAATAGGCTGTAATGATGGACCACCAAAATCAACTGGTAGAGTAACGATTTTAGTTTTAATGTCATTTAATACTTCAACCATTTGTGCTGGACTTAGATTAGTACCAATGGTTGCAAATTCCATACCAACTTTTATAGATTGATAGTTAGAACCAAATACTAAATCGTAAGCAATTGCATCCATAATATTGATAACATGTGTATTAATATCAACATTTCCAATATATGTAGAAAGTTTAGCACTATCATATGAAAAATCAAGTAACTGATTTTTACAATAATTAATTGCTTCTACTAATTGAAGAGTTTCTTCTGATAATGTATTAAATAATTTTGTATCATAAAAACCAACGGTTGCATTATATGTGTTATAAGTTGTACCAAATAACAAATCATCACCAACTGCTTGTAAAATTTGTAAAAATTTATCATTATATATAGTTTTATTATATGTAAAAGAATTTACATATTTTCTATCAATATATGCAATTGTTTCAGATTGGATAAATGATTTATTAGCTTGTAATAAATTATATGTATCACGATAATCTTCACTATCAACATTACCATTAACCAATTGAATGGATTGAATAGTTGAAAAATACTTATCAGCACCAGATGTATAAGTTATGCGTTGTTTGTATGGGCCTGGTTCTTGACTGGCTAAATTAATTAAAGTTTCAGCTTGTAATGCTGCTGCTCCAATAGTTTTATACGCATATTGCCAATATCTACCTTCTTTACCAATTGGAGATTTTTGTTGTAAATCATCACCAGATGAGGTAGAAACATATAAGTTAATATTACTTGAAAATGTATTATTATCTACATAAAATTTAGTTGCCGCTTGAAGATCTGATGAACCATTTGGTGTACCTTGACCAGTTAACGGTGCTGGATGATCATTTAAATATAATTCACCAGTCATTCTATCACCACCACGATATACCACATCTTTACGTTGCATGACTTCATTTGACAAATAATTGCTAGTTAGAGTTGGGTCATACCCGGCTGCAGTAGTTTCTGGTAAGACTGGTTGATTGCGGGGAATCAATGGCGCAGCAAGAACACCATTATCAGTTTTTTTAATATAATATGAATCTGCATAACCAACGGTAACTGGTAATTCAGCTAACGTGGTTGATACTTGCCAATAATTATTAAATGCATCAACCGCTGCTTGGCTAGGTGCTACCATTCTTCCAATCGGTAAATGCGCTGCATTTAATGGACGACCTAATTGTGGAAATAAATCACCAATAATACCAGCTGCGGTAGCATTAATAGTAATGTTTGAATTATCATTGTCATCAATGGTTATACCTGTACCACCGGTAATTGTACGAGCAGTAAGTCTATCACCAGTTGTACTAGCCATAATAACTTGATTAGAATTATAAACTGGTTCAGAAATTTTTCCTTTAATTGTAATAGGATTGGTTGTAGTATTTGCATAGGTGACACTAGTAATAGTTGACCCAGTGACAGTAAATGTTCCATTGTACCCAGCAGGGGTAACACCACTTACTACTATTCGCTGCCCAACGTTGAACGGGATGCCTAATCCAGCATTTGGATTCGTAAAGTTCAATGTTACATGTGTATTATCACCATTGCCGCCTGAAATGCCGAACGCTTTACTACCGGGTGCATCTGCTAAATTTCCGAACCCTATGATGCCATCTGCACCGAATATAGCATATACTTCATTAAAGTTTTCATTAACTTTTCTAAATGATTCACGGATACTATCACCGGTTCCATCATTTCCTTGTACACCAATATCAATTACTTGTTTTGCCATTAAAATTACCTCAAATCTGGTTATTATTGTATTTATCAATACATTTTTATAATCTTAATGTAAATAGTATATGATTATTAAAACTGATTATATTTTATCCGAGTATCAACGTGTTAGTAAATTAGGAAATACTCATACATATTCAAGGAAGAAGTCAATAATTACATTCCGGTGTGATTGCTGCGGTGAGTTATTTCAAAGAGAACGTGGAAGTATGGATCCTAATAGATTGAACAACAATTTTTATCACGTATGTAACATGTGTGATGTAAAACGGTTTGCTCAACAGAAAGGTGTTGAAAATAACCATATATGGGATATGCCAGTTTCTTCACTCAAGACAATAGACCAATTATAAATAAAGAACAAGGAGAATTTATGTTTGAATTTATTAAAAAATTATTTCGATTAGGAAAAGTAGAATCTGAAATTGCCGTAGTTGACGAACAAGCAAAAAAAGTTACTAGAAGAGTTAAGAAAATAGTAGATATCAATAACGATAACGTTATTAATTTAGAAGATGTAAAAGAAGTTAAAAAACGTGTTTCTAAAAAAGTAAAAGAAGTTGCTGATGTAAATAGAGACGGTAAAGTTGATATAGAAGATGTTAAAGAAGCAGTTAAAAAAGTTTCTACACGTATTAAACCAACACCGCCACAGTCAGTAATTAAACAAGAAATTGCTGAATCAGTTAAACCAAAACCAAAACCTACTAATAAAAAACGTGGTAGAAAACCAAAAGCAAAAGCAAAATAACTTAAAGGGGCTTATAGCCCCTTTTTTATATTGTGCCTTTTATTTTACCAAAAATAAATTCCTGCTTTGTAAGCCATCGTGTACCAATTACTAGATCTTCAAGATCGTAATCTGTACTTGTACCTTGATATGCATATGTAAGCCACATTATTTTTTTCGATAAATCACATCTTGTTGGAATCCAAACAAATTTAAGCTTCCATTTAGCATTATTATAAAAAAACAAATCATTTACATTTATTGCTAATATGTTCGCTATTTCTTCTTCTATATTCATATAATTTGAAACTCGCTAAATTCTTGGCTTTTGATTCACACATTATATCAAATTTATCTGAGAATGTCAATGCCCAATCATTAACAGCATCGTTCCAGTAGAAATTAGAATGAGCGCGAAGTTTTTGTTTAGAATGACCAGTTTCTAAAAGTAAGTTAAGATCTGGTTTAGTGCTGGCGCAATGATTGGCCAAAACATCTTCCCTACTAATAGAATAATGTAAAGTAGGGCGAACACCTCGCCAACTTTGAATAACCTGCTCAACCCTTGGGTCATCGGGGGTGATATATTCTCCAGTTTTAATAAAATGATGGTGAATATCCAAAACGACAGGAATCCTGTCAGAAATACTAAGACAAGCATCAAGTCCATGGGTCATTTCCTCGTTTTCAATTGTTATACAGTTCTTAGCAACCTCGCTAAGACGTTCATATGCTTCTAAGAAGCCGTTTGGTCCACGTTTGCCAGCAATATGGACATTGATCTTCATATCTTGGAAGGTTTTGCCATATCCCATCCAACGTGTCATATCAGCGTGGTATTCAAATTCTGCAATACTATTTTCTACCACATCTGGTCGATCGCTTGCTAAACAACAAAATTGTCCAGGATGAAAAGATAATCGCACATCGTGGTGTCTTGCTAAATCACCAATTGCCGCAAATTTTTGCTGTAATAGTTGTTGAATAGATTCTGATTGATAAAAATATGTCCAGTCCGTATGAGTATAGACTGGTAAAATATCAGACGTTAATCTGAAAAGTCTCAATGATGGATTTTGTTTAGAAACATATTCTACTGCTTTACAAGTTGCTTCTAAATTATGCCGTAATAATAACATCAATTTAGTTTCAGCAGTTTTTTTAGTTTGTTTATTCAACCATGCAATAGTTGTTGTTTTTGTATTATATTTTGGGATAGAAACAATTTCATTTTTATCATTAACAGCAGAAATTTTACAGGCAAATCCAATCTTATTAAAATTCATAATTTTTATAAATAGGTAATAACTCAGTTAAAAGGAAAATAATTATGT